GGAAGGATAACCTTTAACCAATCTCTTGGCATCCAATCTATAAACTCTTGTGATAAACCTGTAGGATGATTCAGCGCGTAATCATTTATAATCAGATTAAACCATTCAGTTGGGACTGATTCCCTCATGGGAATAACTATTGCATTATACCCATCGGGTACAGCATAGATAATGTTTAGATTCTTAGGGTCTACCCAACGAAAAATTGGAACTTCACCATCTTCTGGTAACAATAGATTTGGGCCATTAGCCGCTACTACAGTTGTTTGGGGGGGAAGTGAAGGTACTTCTATAATTTGTATTGTGGGTTTTTCAATCGTTTCTTTTTCTACTTTTACAATACGCTCTGTAATAAGTGGAACTTCCACAATTTCAGATGGAACCAATTGAGCATATAAGACCGCTCCTGCTAACATACTAGACATGGCAATAGCCAATACTCCGCTAATCCAAAACTTTTGTTGCATTCTTTCCCTCCCTCTGTGCATGAACTAAACATTTTCGTGAACAATATATGTTAGTATAACCCAGTTTATACTTATATACAATCAAATGTCGTTTTCTTATAAATTTGAATTTACAAAATGAACATGTTACAATAATATTATAATATTCGTATCTACATTTATTAGAACAAAATCTTTTAATTACCGGAAGTAGTTCTCTACATACTAAACAATAGGTTACTTTTCGGGGACGAGGGGCAGATGTAGGTAAATCATATTTCTTTAAAATCTTATGTACATATTGTTTACTTACATTTAATTTATGAGCCATATCTATTGGACGCATCAGAGGAAATTTATTACGCCATCGAATAATTTTATTTCGGGATTTCATTACCCTGCTTCTAATATATCTGCTATTCCCACGCTGCTACGTCAGTATTTTTGGCTTCATGTCCTAAAACCCACCTTTGAACTTGTTCTTTCCATCGTGCAGCTAAATAATCAGCATCCACATCACCACTAGCCCCCAATTGTTTAATAGATATAGAAGCAGCAACTATTCTAGCCCATTGTGCATCTGTAAAACTAACTGTTACATCTGGCATTATATCTTCTCCTTTATTTCATCAATTTCTTTTCGTAACTTTTTAACTTCCTCTAGTAAAAGAACAGATAACTTAGCGTAATTAACTGCTGAAGCTTGTCCATCGGTGTCATGTCCAACCATTTCAGGAATTAGTTCATCAACTTCTTCTGCTATTAAACCGAAATCATGTCTATTCTCATAAACATGACCATCTTTCCAATCAAAGGAAACTGGTCGTAATTGATAAAGTATATTAGAATCGAAATTTAAGTCCGCAATATTGTTCTTAAATCGTTTAGAAGATGTATTTTTGATTACTGCTCCAGTACTCGATACTATATGTAAGTCTACATTCCCACCGCCTGACCCAATCTTATGTATAACGAGTCCATAAGAATCATCAAAACTAGCAACGTCGTCCCCATCTGTTACAGCCGTAAATCTAGCGGGGGATGCGACACTCCGACGAAACCCAGTAGTAACATCGTTGAAAAACGAAAAACTTGGATAACTCTCCGTACCGTCGCCTATCCGAACATAATATTGATATATCCCTGCAAGTCGATTATGGTATCCAATCCAAGCGTTATTGGTGACTCCGCTATAAGAAACAACAGGTTCAAAAAATAAATAACTTCCACCTCCACTGATACTTTCCGATGACATTATCCAAAAGGATGATTCGGCAGTACCAACCTCTGGAGCGGCTACATCCTGACCCGATGCAAAGGCCAGAACATCATGAGTATCGCCACCTCCATCAGTATCATATTTAAATAATCCATACGTGCTATCTACTCCTACATCCCGTGCAGAAGTCATAGATAGAATTCCATTAATAAATAATGTCCCATTACTAGCATTATAAGTAAGGGATGCGTCAGTTTTTACGGCTAAACTGCCTGCTGCGCTATCAAACATGGCTATGAAGGACGTAGCATCAGTAGAATCAACAACTGTTACTGTGGCAGCATTAGTGCTAGCATCAATCGTAAGGGTAGTTCCACTAGCAGCAGTCGTTACATTAATTCCCCCTGCAATAGTTAAATTGACATTTGCTGTTAAATCCTCAGCAGTTCCAGAGTCACCAGCCAGAGTCACACCAGTAATGTCACCACCACCAGCTACCTCTTCCCAAAGATTAGTACCAGAACCTAAACCACCACCAATTACCCTAACCCACATTTTCCCGTCACCAGTATTTACAGCAACAGCCCCATTTACTGGATTAGCAGGAACAGAACCACCAGAAGCCTGAGTCGGGTCCTCCCCTGATGTACTGTTATACCAGAGAGTATTTAGTGCAATATCTTGGTTCCAAGTGCCCATTCTTATCTACCCCAGATAGTTCCACGGATTCTTCCATTAGCCCCATTAGCGGCATTAATAATGGAAATAATACCCGTAATCTTTATATCAGACTCGGTGTATGTACCGTTTACAGGCATAAAAAGACTAAGACCTGGGTCAGTATCAGTAGCAGCAGAACCGTCAAATCTTACATATAAAGCCTGAGTCTCAACCACAATACTTATCCTGTTGGCCTCCTCCATGTAATCAGAAACAGTGATAACGGTTTCCGCAGCATTACCTGTAGTAGTTCTGGTAAAACTAACTACCTTGTCATAAACCTGACGAAGCTCTATTTCAGTTCTAAGATTACTTGTCATCACTCACTCCTAGCACTACCGAAAGGTGATTTCTCGGAACCTATATTATTAGCCATAGGGTCTGAGGGAATAATAATCTGAACACCTTCCTGAATGGTATTTGACCCACGTTTTCTCAGTATAAAAGATAATATAATAAATGTCCCTATTGCAGCAATAACCGAAATAAGTGCCCCTAATTGAAGCCACCCAAACAGCACAAAACCCAGAACCAGTGCCATAACTATGCTAATAATAGTCATAATTCCTCACAAAAAAAGGACAATTGTCAAAAACACAATTGCCCTTATAGGATACATTTTTAGACAATCGAGCTGACTCGTATTGCTTATATGCAGTTGTAAAAAGAGAGGTGCCGAAGCACCTCCCCGTATGGTTTCTAGTTAAAACCTATTGCCATAATTCTTATCTTGGCACCAGTTATGTTGATACCAGTAGCAACAATGCTTGGACCCACTGAAGACAAATCTGCTGGACCAAGATGATGGGTAGATATTGTCTCTTGAGTATAGTTATATACAGGGAAATATCCTGTATCAGCAGCAGTCACAGACTGTGCCGCTGTTTGAGTAGCTCCTCCCACATTACTGAGAGAGAATCCACTCATCATAACTATGTCAAAGCCTCTCATGCCAAGAGCGGCAGGAAGATAAGCATCTCCCGTCGCTGTGACAGTACTAGTACCTGTAGCCTCTATATCTGCAGTAACAACTCTCTTGTTACCAAAAACGGTTTCGTGAATAATTGTCGTTGTCCATGTAACAGCCATTATCTATTTACTCCTTCTCCTGCCGCTTCCACCATTACCAACCTCTCTGGGTTTCCCCAGATACTTGCGACAAGAAAAAACTAAGGGGCTAAACAGGGCAAGGCCCTCACAGCCGCCCCGCTTAACCCCTATACTGATTCTACTAGGCGTTCAGGTCCGTAATCTTGGAATGAGCATCTATCCTGAGTGCCCTCAACTCACCGATGGTGTAGAAGAGTCCCCTCAAGACAAAGGCGTTCGCCTGGAAGAAGTCCCTGTTGTCGATGTACTGCGTCGGTGCAGCTACAGCGAGTTCCAGATACCTTGTATCCAAGACATAGACGTTAGAACCAAGTGCCCCAGTAGCCGACTGTGAAGTCGGGCAATCGGGGTCTACGATGACGGGGATACCCCTGTAAGTTGCCACCTGGAATCCAGCATGGCTACCTGGGAGGGTAGACTCATCACCGACTTTGACCACGAATTCTCCCCAGTCCATATACCGCTGCTGTGCCTGCAAGAGGCTAGACAGTCGGTCAAACTGGTCGTAACCCATAAGGATTACGTCAGGGTCTGCACCGTTTACACGGACTTCCCTAATTGCTTGGTCTAGGAGCGCAAGGTTCAGGTTCCTGCCAACACCGTTATTGTCCAGAACGACAGCAGCAGCATTCCATCCATCAGAAGCCCTAGTGGACTGATTGTAAACATCAGCCCCAGTAGCATGAGAACCACCAGACATGTCCGTGGTAGCAACGTTTCGTCCATCAACCTCTATGATGTCATCAAGGGAGGTGAAGCCAGCCCTTGACTTAACCACAGTGACACCAGCAGCAAGGTTGGTGCCACTGAAAATCAGTTCACCAGCAGCATTCGTCCCATAGAAAGTCTGTGCCGCATCGCTACCCGCACCAGACTGGGAGAAGGTGTCTCCAGGTCTCATGTGACTATTAGTATTTGCCCCTATAGCGGTATCAGAAGCACCAGTAGTGGCGATTCGGTCAGTAGCAGAAAGCAGTAATTCTTGGTTGATTTCCTTGATGTGGTCACGAGCCGCAGCTTCCTGCTCCACAGCAAGATTATCTCCCATACCACCCTCTAACCCGCTAGTAATCTGACCAACCAGACTCACACCGAAAGCCGATGCGACGATTCTTGGAAGAGAATCAACTCTCTGGAAGGCAGAGGAATCTATCTGAGGAAGTGCCCCAGTTTCTGTAATAGGTCGGCTTCTTGAGTTAACTGTGCCAGTAATACCAGTGGCAAGAACCTGAGTAGTGGCTCCAGGCCCTCGGTCTGACCTAACACGCCAACCAGTCGTGGGACCCCACTGCACTTTTCGTACAATGTTCCAAAATCGCGTCTGGTTGTTCAAGGCATCCCAAACTTTCCTGCCATAAGTGGCGTTGAAAACGTCACCAGTCTGCAGATAAGTCTGCTTTGCGAAATAGCCTGGGGGAAGCATGGACTGCCTGAGATTTCTCTCAGCCCCAGCAATGAATTCAGAAAGGTTTATATTATTTGCCATTGTTTAGTTGTCTCCCATCTTATGATAGTACAAAGTGGATGGGGCAACATCGCCTTGCTGGCTTCGCATGGCATTCACCTTCTTAAAGGTGCCTCGAAGGTCGTCCATATCATTGGTCTTGAGAATTGTCTCAATAGCGTCAACGAACTGATTCTGCTGGATTTCACCAGTCTCAAGAGAACCACCACCGATGTCACCAAGTTGTGCGAGACTGTCACCCTCAACCCCAATAGGAGCAGAAGGGGCATCAGCAGACTTCTGAATCTGATGACCAGAAACCCTGTTCTGACGCTTGGACTTAGGAGTAATTCGCTTCATGTCTCCTGCGGTAGGAGTGAAACCAAAGCCCTTCATACCAGACTTAATGCCAGCCTCAATCGTCGTAGGCATAGACTTTTTAATCTCGTCCAGTTCCCCACGGATGTCAGCCATAGCTTCTTTTTCCATGTGGCGGGACTCTAGGAGACCTTTAACGTCCTTCAGTAGCAGTAGAATGGCACCATCTGCGGATTTCTCGTACCATCCTTCACCTTCCACTTCGTCCATTACTTCATCGTTTTCATTAGGGTCTATCGGATTCCCTTCTTCGTCGAACTCTAATTCGCCGTCGTCTTCGCCTCCATTGGCATTGACATTGGCATTGGCATTTACATTTGCATTGGAGCCAATGCCCAGGCCCTCTGTTACATCATCCTCTTCTGGCTCACCATGGCCCGCCATATCCTGTTTATGGAGATATGGGTTTGTACCCTGTCGGGCTGTGGACGTAGATTTCCTCTCGGCTGTACCCCTCTCGCCGCCTTGACCACCACTCATAGGGTCGAGCTTGTCTACCCAGTCAGCAGGAAGGTCCTTATCCACTGACATAGTAGAGTCTCCACCCTTAGAGCCATCGGCATTAAGGGAATACTCCTTAGAAATGTACGAACGCAGTCCCTTCAGAATAGTGAGAAGCTGTTCCTTATTGCTACTCATTTTTCCTCCTTCTGAAGAACTACTAGTTGATAAACTGGTACTAACCTTTAGTACCTATCCGCAGTTATTTAAGTATAAATAGAAATAATTATTATGTAAAGGATTTTGGTTTTAAATAAAATTAATTACGGTTCTGTACCGCTTTAATGACTTTCCAGTACTGTTTCATAAGAATCCTGGAGTCATCGCGAGAAATCTTCCCATCCTCAACAACCGTTGTACAGTAGTCAACAAAATCCATAACAACTGGCATAACATCTCGGTGACTGTTAACCCGCNGCATCAACTCATCATCAGCACCACGAAACCATTTGAACATAACACAACACCTCTCAACTACTAATACTTCTAATTTACAGGTCGTAGACTGGAATCATATCTCTGAGCCTGAGGAGGATTTGAATAGCACTCCGGACATGCATCTGCATCAGGCTTTTGAATAATATCTGTAATCCAAGAATCCTGGTTCATAGGTTCCTGACATAGGGTAAGCTCATAAATCTCCAAATCCATTATCTCTTGCCAACAGGTTCCGTGTTCACATCTAATTTCTTTAGTATCTGGATTGGAGTTTCCTGATAAAGAGAACCCCCTTAAATTGCCTTTGAGAACCTCTGACATAGCCCTCCTCGCAACCTCTAGGTCTGTCCTGAAGGCTACGACAGCAAAAAGACCTTTGTTATTAACATGGGTTCTCCAAACCTTGCCCTTTCCATCTATAAATTCAGGAATGAGTTTACCCACCTGAATACCACTATGGAAAATATTAACGTTTGCAAAATCGGGATTAGCTAAAAATCTCTTAAGAGCCTTATCTAGCCCTAATAGGTTGATTCTATGGCCCTCCCTATCCACCACGTACACACTGCCCCATCCACCAACAACCAGGGTCTTGCCCAAATCCATCTTCATGATAGGGTCAGGCACAAGGGATTTAAAACTGACGAAATCATTAGGAGAATCCGCACTTTTAGCTATATATGAGGAAACATTCTTAAAGTAGGAATTCCCATCACTAGAGAGGTTTGTATATTGCTCTACAGCAGGGTCTATAATACTACGAGGCTTTTGTCCATCTGGAATGGTAGTTCGCCTCAATCCATCAGGCTCTATATTCTCTCCATCCTCATCAGCTAAATGACGTTTAGGATTATCGTCATTGGAAAGCCATACATTTATTTCACCAGACCCCAAAGCTCTCTGTTCGGGGGGTAGGACCTTACCTCTTCGGTCTAAATTATCCTGAGAAGTGACCTTATCATATTCATGACGGGTAGAAGTATATCTGGGTTTTTGCCTATCAGGGCTAGCACCATCACTAGGAAGGGTCGAAATTCCTTCTGTAGTGCCTATTACAGTCATATCCTGCTGCTTGGATAGTGAACCTTTAGGATTCAAACTAGCGTCGAAGTCGTCTCTAACTCTTCCACCCTGACCCCCTGACTGCAAACGACCTTGGTTCCCTCCCATACCTCCACCATGCATATTGTCAGAGAGATTACTATTAGGAATTACCCCTCCAGCACCACCAGCGGGGGGAGAGCCATCTCCAGCGGTACCAGCCCCACCTGAAGCATTCCTATTTACACCCTTTTCCTTAGCCTCATCATCGGGAAGGTCTATAACCGCCCCAGAACTGAACGCCTGAGAAGCAGGGGTTTCAGCAGTAGCCAAGGCGTGACGACCAGCGTTATCTGCTCCTTCCTCATCGTAATCCTCTGTAGGATTAATTGGATTCTTTTCTCGTTGTGGCTTACCTCCAGCCTCGTGAGAACCTCCAGCAACGCCACCCATCTGCTTGTCCAAAAAGGCATCGGCAACCTGAGGGTCGGGGCCTCTTGTCTGCACAGTCATAGTCTCACCCATTGGTGTTTTTCCAGGGGGAGAGTAATTATGAACGTTATCCATTTCGCTCTCAGAAGCATCCATAACCTGGGCTATGCCCTCTTCCTTGAACTCAACAGCAGGTATATCTCCCCCTACCCTCTTACCCAGGTCAGTAAGAATGGCCTCAAAGGAACCAAGGTCTAGTTCACGAATCTTACCAAAAGGTGCCCACACATATACATCATGTTCATCTGAAAGATTTACCTCGCCTGTAGCACTAACCCAGAAAAAAGTAATCTCCCTCTGCTCTTGTACAGGGTCACCGACAAAAAGAGGACGGGTCATTAATTCTTTACAAAGAACAATATCCATGCCCGTCTCTTCAGACACTTCCCTATGAAGAGCCTCCTCCAGAGATTCATTCGCTTTAACATGCCCCCCTGGTAGGTCCCAAAACGGGGTGCGAACATCTTTCAGAAGAAGAATAGAGTTATCACTGCCAGGAATGATAGCTTTAACTATTTTGTCAGTATCGGTATCCTCCCTCTCAGGCACAAAGGCTTCTTCCTCTTTATGAGTGTGCCACTTATCATCATCTCCCAATTCATTAGTGGCAGAGTCTATGATTTCCTCAACAGGCAAAGAAAGCTGTTTCTTTATCCGGTGTCCACGTTTAGTTATTTCACCATCACCAGCCAAGTTAGAGGCATCAACACTGCCCCCGCCACTACCAGCAGTGGGTGTCGCAGTACTTGTCCCAGTCCCAATCTCCCCCATCTGTTGACCACCAGTATCAGTAGTAGTAGTTTTTGGAGCAAGGGGAGTCTCAGTACTTGTCCCAGTCCCAATCTCCCCCATCTGTTGCCCAGCAGTATCAGTAGCAGTAGTTTTTGGAGCAGCCTGGACTCCAGCAATATCAGCAGGAATGGTATCAGCCATACCCTGAGCAACTTGCGTTGCAGCTTCTCCTGATGATATAGGCTCCCCACTTGTCCCAGGTCCAATCTCCCCAAGTCCTTGTTTAGAGATTAAATCCCCTGAATGGTACTGAATAACAGTCATCAGATGGTCTGAGGAGTAGTCGAACTTGCCTGAAAGGTCATCCCCTATAATTCTGCCCAATTCCCCAATAAAATAATGAGAGTCCTCAATGGCCCCCATCATCCTCTCTATTTCACTATTGGTCACCTTTTTACGGTCTACAACTTTTTTCTCTATGCCCAAAAATTTATCAGTAGCCTTCATAGCCGCAAGAAGAGATTCTTGGGCCTCCTCAAACTCATCCTCAAACCAGGGGTCATCATCTTCTTCATT